TTTGAAGTTCCTTCAGGAATGCTACTAGTTCGTCGTAATGGTGCAGTAGCAGTTTCAGGAAATACAGGTAAGACAACCTTCCTAGCCAGTGAAATAACATACTTTGCAACACAAGCAAAGAGTCCTATCTTATGGTTCAATAATGAAGAGCAAGGTAATAAAGTAATGCTACGTTGTTATCAAGCATCATTAAAGAAAACACTAGTAGAACTGCTGTCAAACAGAACAAAAGCAGCAGAACTATACAAAGCAAATACAGACGATTCTATCCGTATCTACGACTCAGCCTCTATTACTAGACATACTGTAGAGAAGCTATGTGCCAAGTACCAACCAGCTTTAATTATCTTTGATCAAATTGACAAGATTAAAGGATTCGCCAATGACAGAGAAGACCTACGTCTAGGTGAAATTTATACTTGGGCTAGGGAATTAGCTAAAACTTACGCCCCTGTAATAGGTGTGTGTCAGGCAAGTGGTCTAGCCGAGGGGAAAAAACTACTTAACATGGATGATGTAGCTAATGCAAAAACTGCTAAGCAAGCTGAGGCTGATTGGATTCTTGGTATTGGTAAATCTCACAATCAGGAGGAAGAAACTATCCGCTACTTCAACATATGTAAAAACAAACTAGCTGGGGACGAAGATACAATTCCAGAACTAAGACATGGGAGTAGCCCCGTCCGTATCGCCGCCGAGTATGCTCGTTATGAGGACATTATGTAATGCAAAACATATTTTTAATTAGTGATACACATTTTGGACATGAGAATATTCTCAAATTCTTAAAAAAAGATGGCTCTAAACTAAGGGAATATTTTAATGACATTGATCACCACGATCAAACAATGATTAGCAATTGGAATTCTGTAGTAAAACCAGACGATAAAGTATATCATCTAGGTGATGTAGGTTTTAAAAACTTCACTGTAGTAAAAAAAATATTTGATGAGCTAAATGGTGAAAAGATCCTTATCAAAGGAAATCATGATAAATTCAAAGCTAATCAATACCTACAAATCTTTAAAGATATACGAGCATACCATATATTAGATAACTATTTACTCTCACACATACCAATACATCCAGATAGTGTAGCTCGTTGGAAAGGAAATATCCACGGACATCTACACAGTAATAAAATTGAAGATCCTCGTTATATAAATGTATGTGTAGAAAACATTAACTACACCCCTATTTCATTTGAAGAAATTAAAAAGAATTATGAAACTATACCAAGTACCTAGAAACACCTGGGTAATGCCCACAGAATACACCACAGCCCCTCCAGGAGCACGTAAAGTATCTATAGGGGAACCAGTATTCTTTAAACATGTTGATGGTCTATACAGCTCTTGCGAGGATTTTAGTGGCAATCCAGTACATCTACCAGCATGGCAGCAAGTAGCAATTATAAAGAAATTCTTCTAAATGACGCCTCTATGCTTAGATGTAGAAACAACTACTATTGACAAAGGGTCACCATATGTTTTAGATAATAAATTATGTTATGTAGGAACATATGATGGTAATACTATTGATATTCAACAAAAGGAGTTTAAACAAACATATGAAAACAAGTTAATAATCGGGTTTAATCTTAAATTTGATCTATCTTGGCTTAAACGCTATGACATAGATTATTCTAGTTGCTCTATTTGGGATTGCCAACTAGCTCACTTTCTTCTAACATCTCAACAAACACCTTATCCCTCACTTAATTTAGTAGCCAACTACTATGGTATAGGTAAAAAACTAGATATTATTGCTGAAGAATACTGGGACAAAGGTATTGACACACCTGATATACCAGAAAACATCATGCGAGAGTATCTGAGTCAAGACTTACTTTTGACATATAAAATATACTTGAGACAAATAGAAGACTTTAAGAAATATCCCAAACTATATAAATTATTTCTACTCCAGTGTGAAGATCTACTTGTATTACAAGAAATGGAATTCAATGGACTACTCATAGATGTTGTTAAAAGTAAACAACTATCAGAGGAAGCAACGAAAACTATAGAAACATTAGATGAACAACTTCAAGCCTATGCCCCAGGTGTACCAATTAATTTTAACTCTGGTGACCATTTGAGTTGTTTGCTATATGGTGGTACAATAGAGCACAAGAGTAGTATACCTAACGGTGTGTTTAAAACAGGTGCTAGGGCGGGTCAGCAGCGATATAAATCTATAACCTATGCCTTCCCCTTAGCAGGTCTATTTAAACCGCCCAAAGGCTCTAATTTAGCCAAAAAAGGCTATTTTAAAACAGATGAAGAGACCTTAAAAAGTCTAACTGGTAATAAAGAGAAGAAAAAACTCTTGACATTACTGGAAAAACGTGCTAAACTAGATAAGTTGAATGGGACTTATTACTTAGGTTGGCCTACCCATGTAGCTACATATGATAACAGAGTCCATGGACAATTCAATCAATGTGTGGCTAGGACAGGTCGACTTAGCTCTAGTAAGCCTAATCAGCAGAATATTGCTGGTGAATTTAAAGAATTACTCATAACTAGGTATCCAGTATGACAATACTACAAGGAGATGTAAAAGCTCTTGAAATTGTAACAGCTGCTTACCTGAGTCAAGACAAAGTTATGTGTAAAGAAATACGAGATAATGTTGATATCCATGAAAACAACAGAGTGAGATTTAACTTACCCACTAGACTAATAGCAAAGACGTTTGCATTTAGACTAATATATGGAGGAACAGCCTGGGCATATGCTCTTGATTCTCAGTTTAATTACATTAGTAGTAATGCGGATTTTTGGCAAGATATCATAGATGAGTACTACAAAAAGTATGAGGGATTACTAGAATGGCACCAATACCTAGTCCACGAAGCTACAACTACTGGTAAAGTTATTTGTCCTACCGGAAGAAGCTTTAACTTTTCACCATACCAAAAGAATGGTGACTGGGTTTGGCCTAGAACAACGATACTAAATTATCCAGTTCAAGGAACAGGTGCCGATCTAGTATCTCTAGCAAGAGTAGAATTTGCTAAACAATTTAAAAAGGAAAAAATAAATGGAAAACTTATCTCCTCAGTACATGATTCAATTGTATGTGACGTATCTCCGGCAGACAGCCGACGCTGTGGAGTTCTTCTCAAAGAAGCTGTTCAAAGAATCCCCATTCTCTTTCAAAGAGTTTGGGACCAAGAGCTAAATCTTCCTTTAACAGCAGAAATATCTGCAGGAAATAACATGAAAGACTTGACAGTACTAGATATTTAGTATATAATATATAGTATATACATAAAGGAGACAGCTTGAACATCAATATTGAGTTAATTGACGTAACAGTAGAAGATAAAGGTAAGTATAAAGTAGCTCTAGTCGCTTATCGAGACCAAGGCAAAGCTAAAGATAAGAAAGTAATGTCCTTTGGGGCACAAGAAGGTGCCTTTAAAGCCCTTCAAAAGCTTGAGGGTAGGGCCAAAGGCATTAACCTGACTGTAACTATGGAGAAGAACAAGGATGGATACTGGGATTGGATTACACTCGCTGAAGGTGGAGGAGGAGCTGCCGCTACCCCAGCAAGCGGGGGGAATGCTGTACCAGCACGAGGTAATTGGGAAACCCCAGAAGAACGTGCTGCCCGACAAGTGTACATTGTCAAGCAGAGTTCCCTATCAAATGCAATTGCCGTTCTAAATCAGATCAAGAAGTCATATGAAGTAGCAGAAGTAATTACTTTGGCTAAAGAGTTTGAGTCTTTTGTATTTGGTCATAACGAACAGCATGGCTTTGTAGACGAGCTGACAGACGACATCCCCTACTAAAATAAATCGGTTGAGTAATCAACGCCGGATAAACGTAACCGGCAAGGATAATTAAGGAGAACTATATCCAAGCTCTAATTGATGGTGACTTGATAGCCTACAGATGTGCGGCCAGTGCTGAAGGAGATGACTTAGATATAGCCTTACTTCGTGTGGACGACTTAATGTACCGCATACTAGCTGACACTAACGCAACTAGCTATAGAGTATTCCTTGGCGGGAGAGTTAACTTTCGTAAGACTGTCAACCCAACCTATAAAGCAAACAGAACTAAACCTAAACCTATTCATTTAGATGACGCTAGAAACCATCTTATAGACAACTGGAAAGCAGAAGTACAACAGGGAATTGAAGCTGATGACAGACTAGGCATAGAATTAAATCCAAAATCTATATGCTGTTCCATAGACAAAGATCTACTTCAGATCCCAGGAAATCATTACAATTTTGTGAAACAACAGATGATCTATATATCTGAAGAGATAGCCGAGTATAATTTTTACAGGCAGTTCCTTATTGGGGACGCAACTGATAATATTACCGGTATCTATGGAATAGGAGAGAAAAAAGCTGAGGGAATTCTCTTTGGGGAAAGCCCAGCTAATATGTTTATCAAGGTTAGAGAACTCTATGATGACGATAGACGTATGTTAATAAACGGGCAATGCTTATACATATGGAGGAATAACTTTGATTTATGGAACCCACAACTCTTAGTGGAATCAACGGGGATAGACAATACAGAACTCGTGCAGGAAGTCCTGTTAAACTGTGGAGCGCACACAATACAGACCTCTACCCCCTCATTGGAGCCTACTGGACAGGAGACACCTGGATCCCAACCACCTGGAGAAGCACCGGTAGATGGGGAGACGGACTGGGCAGCAGCCTAGATATAGAATCTTATGCGTAGAATTAAACGTCAAGACAAGTATAAGTCTAACTTTGAAGCTGATGTAGCTGCCTATTATAAAGATCAACTGGAATATGAAGTAACTAAAATAAAATTCCAGCAACCCTCTGTAAATCGTACCTACAATCCAGACTTCACTCCTACTAAAATAGAAAATCTATTCATAGAAACAAAAGGGAAGTTGAGTATAGATGACAGAAAGAAACATCTACTCCTAAAAGATCAACATCCTGATAAAGAAATAGTCCTACTCTTTCAAAACTCTAATAATAAAATAACACGGCGAAGTAATACTACCTACGGAGATTGGTGTGATGCTAACGACATCATCTGGTTCTGCTGGAAAACTAAACCTCCGCCTAAAACTATAAAGGAACTCCACAAAATATGTTTATCGAAAAGACTATTAAACTCGAAGAAGGAAGCGTCACCTTTAAAGGAGAGTTTTCAGACGAAGAATTAGACCTTGTTATAACAGCAGGACTAACTTTTCTGGTAATGAATGGCTCTATTCCTATTACTGCAATGGAAGGATACCAACATTAAACTACTACTCTTAGATATTGAGACTGCTCCAAACTTGGTACATGTCTGGGGACTCTGGCAACAAAATGTAGGTCTTCCTCAAATTATAGATAGTGGTTATGTTCTATGCTGGGCAGCTAAATGGTATGGGGAGGAAGAGATCATGTATAGCTCTATCCTAGACACACCAAAGAAGATGCTAAAGAAAATCCACGAGCTACTAAGTAAGAGTGATGCCGTTGTTCACTACAATGGCACTAAGTTTGACATTCCAACTTTGAATAAAGAGTTTATTCTTAATGGTATGGCACCACCATCTCCTTACAGACAAATAGATCTTCTTAAAACTGCTAAAGAAGCCTTTCGTTTTCCGTCAAACAAACTTGATTACATAGCCCAATCATTAGACTTAGGCAAGAAGATCAAACACAAAGGCCATGAGCTGTGGATTGACTGCATGGCAAAAAAGAAAGATGCTTGGCGTGATATGGAAGAATACAATAAACAAGATGTAATATTATTAGAGAAACTGTATGTCAAATTTCTTCCGTGGATTAAGAATCATCCTAACTATACTTTATATATTGATGATACTGACATTGCTTGCCCTACCTGTGGATGTACTATTTACACTCGCAGGGGGTTTACTTACACAGCGGTAGGTAAGTATCAACGATATCAATGTTCAGCTTGTAGTGCTTGGTTTAAAGACCGCAAGAATCTAACTTATAAACAAACAGTAGCCGCATAAAATGAGTGCCACAATTAAAGACTTGATGGAGTGGTTAAAAAAACAAGATGAAATAAGTCTGCTAGAATTACTAGATATTAGTAGCGAAGAAATTGTAGACAGATTTATTGACCTCATAGAGGATAACTATGACACACTCCAAAAAGATTACGAAGCAGAAGCAGAAGAATTACAAACAAATTCAAACGGAGACGACTAAGGGAAAACTAGCTTACCAGTTAAGAAAAATAAATGAAAAAGAAACTCTCCTACTAATCAAGGAATACAATGCAAATAAACCGATTTAAAACTACCTTCGCGGAGAATATATTTAATGCCAAGTACAAAAACGGACCTAGTGATACGTGGGACGCTCTCGCCGAAAGGCTTGTTGAGGATGTCTGTGGTACAAGAGGGGGAACTGAACGATCACTGCTTTCCAGAGAAGATTGTGAACAGCTTGTCGAGTACATTAAACGAATGCAATTCATACCTGGCGGAAGGTATCTCTACTATGCGGGTAGGCACGCTAAGTTTTACAATAACTGCTTAGGGGCTAATGTACGGGTTATCACAGATAAGGGTTACCGAAAGGTTTCCGAACTTGGGTGGGCAAACGTACTCTCTCCTGTAGATGGTAAGTATTATCCCGCCGAATTTAAACATCATGGTAAGCAGCCAGTATACAAATTATTGTTTTCTGGCCGTCGAGGACATCAGATCCACACCTGGAGTGTAAAGGCTACTCGGACACACCATTGGCCTTTGCTAGATGGAACAGACACCTATGATCTTAGAATTGGAGATGTAGTCCCAGCCAATGCCTACAGTGTAGGTAAAGATCCCTTAGGGTTTATCCATGGGTTTGTCTTTGGAGATGGGAATGAGCATGGCCAACTTCGCCTCTGTGCGAATAAAGATAAAAAGCACCTAGCATTTCTGGCTGATTATGGAACCGTAACATATCCAGAATCTGCTAATGGCGACCCCGTGCTATACTTTAAGCACGACATTGATTGGAAAAGTCTCCCAGCAAAAGACTCAGATCCTGCTTATATTGCTTCTTTTATCTCTGGATGGATTCAGGCAGATGGTGGTGAAACAGCCGGCAATAAATTATGCTCAGTAAATAAGCCCGCCTTAGAGTGGTTTCGAGAATATGCTGCCTATGCTGGTATTGTTATTACAGGTAGCCTGCGCTCCCAAATTCGAGACGTACAGTTAGGCAATTATAGTTATAAAGACCATGAAATTTTTATTCAGAACTATGCCTATGGAGAGGAATTTTCTGGATTTAAACTGGTCTCAAAGCTCTACGTGGGGGAGGAAGATGTTTATTGCCCGTACGAGCCTGTGCATCAGCGTATTGTATTAGAGGGGAATATTGATTCATTCAACTGCTATCTTCTCCGAGCAGAAGAAGATACCAGAGAAGAATGGAGTAATGTAACTTGGCGTGCTATGTCTTGTCTTATGACCGGAGGTGGAATTGGAATTGACTACAGCAGACTTCGACCGAGTGGCGCAGCTTTGCACCGAACTGGAGGCATTGCTTCCGGCCCTATCCCGCTCATGTCAAGTATCAATGAAATCGGACGTAATGTTATGCAGGGCGGTAGCCGACGGTCTGCGCTCTATGCGTCACTTAACTGGCGACACGAAGACATTGGCGATTTTCTTAAAACAAAAAACTGGGGAGAACGGATTCGATTAGAAAAGGAGAGTGACTTTAACTTCCCAGCTCCGTTAGATATGACTAACATCTCTGTTAATTATGACTCAAGCTGGCTTAAAGAAACTCAGAACAGGCAAGCAACCAGGTCAAACCTAGATCCAACATTCTTAGAGAACTGTTATCAGGCAATGAGAACAGGGGAGCCTGGGTTTAGTTTTAACTTTGGTAAACATGAAAATGAAACGCTAAGAAATGCTTGCACAGAGGTGACTAGTGAAGATGATTCAGACGTTTGTAACTTGGGCTCAATCAATATTGGGAATATTGATAGCCTTTCAACTTTTAAAGATGTGGTCGACCTTGCAACTAAGTTCCTTGTTTGTGGTACTATTCGTGCTGAACTACCTTATGAGAAGGTATACAAAGTACGAGAGAAAAATAGACGGCTAGGACTAGGTCTCATGGGAATCCATGAGTGGTTGCTACAACGGGGGAGTAAGTACGAAGTAACTCCAGAACTTCATGAATGGTTAAAGGTATATAGAGATGAATCAGAACGAAGCGGGAACGAACATTGTGATAGACTGTTTATCAGTCGTCCAGTCGCATTTAGAGCAATTGCCCCCACTGGAAGCATCGGTATTCTTGCAAGTTAACTCGGCTTGCTTTTTACAGTAATGTAATCAAAATAAATTGGGTGAATTCAGGGAACACCTAAATTTCTCTTGACTTATTCCGTTAATTGTGGTATAATATAGGTATACTACCAATAAATGGAATCAAGTATGAATAAATACAATCAATTAACTGTATTAGAATTAGTAAATCAGAACAACCGTTGGATGTATAAAGTCCAGTGTGATTGTGGTAAAGTGGAAATAAAAAGAAAAGACTGGGTTATCTCAGGAAGAACCACCTCCTGTAAATCCTGTTCTTGTAAAAAAACAGCTAAGTCTTATCCACCACCTAGCAATCGTAAAGGCTGTAACGGTTTATCTGGTACTCACTTTCTATCTATTAAGAGTGGGGCATCAAGACGTAATATTGACTTTGATTTAACTCCTGCATTTCTATGGAAATTATATCAAAAACAGAACGGTCTTTGTGCTTTGACTAATCTACCAATTGTTCTTGTCTCTAAGATTAAAAACAATAATGTAGATTGGGATGTGATTACAGCATCCTTAGATAGAATAGACAATACTAAACCATATGTTGAATCTAATGTCTGGTGGGTACACAAAACAGTTAATAGATTAAAGAACAATTATTCATTAGAAGATCTTCTATACTGGAGTAAACTTCTTCTTGAGAAACATGGCAATCCTGATCCAAGCGTAGTGAAAGAGATAAAAGTAGCTACGAAGGAGCAACGACTAGGTATTGAGGACTCCACCAATAATATACCCACGAGCGCCCAACATCCTGACAAGGATGAAGATATAGTCTGAGCTATATGGAAACATATAGAAGTATAGAATAAAATGCTATACGATAACATAACTGACTACTACAGGAATTGAACCACTATTCGCTGTCGCTTACAAGAGGCGTTATCTTACCGATGGTACAAAGTGGAAATATGAGTACGTTGTTGACGCCACCGCCGACAACCTCATCAAACGATATTCTATTGCCCCAGAAACAATTGATACTGCCTACAAATTAAGCAACGACTATGAGCGAAGAATCAAATTCCAAGCGGACATACAAGATTATGTTGACATGTCAATTTCAAGCACCATCAACCTTGCCCCTTGGGGAAGCAAATATAACAACGAGGGACAAGTGGGACGATTTGCTGAAACTCTTGCTAGATATGCCCCAAGACTTCGTGGATTTACATGCTACCCTGACGGAAGTCGTGGAGGACAACCCTTAGTCGAAGTAGATTACAATGAAGCTCTTAAACATAAAGGAACAGTCTTTCAAGAAAATGACATATGTGAAATCAGTGGTAAAGGTGGTACGTGTGGTGGATAATTAAATAAAGAAAAAGCCCTACTCTCTTAATTGAGATGTAGGGCTTCTTTTTAATTAATTATCTGATAATTAATAGTAGCTGTATTAGCAATAGTAGCAGTAGCGTTAATAGCAGCACTACCACTGGTAGGAACAGAATATAAACTAACACTTGTACCTGGATTACTAGCAAAAGTTAAAAAGATCTTGGAGGAAGAAGTTATTAATCTGCTAGTCAATGTAACAGTAGCCGCTCCTGCTGGCATTGTGACTTGCCCTACATTATCTGTATCAAGTGCCTCTCCTACACGAAAGAACCACTCTCTCCACGGATGACCCTCTCCTATACTATCCCTCGGAATAGGTGGTATATGTGCCATACTAATCTCCTTTTTTAAACTCGTTATAGCGTTTTCTAGCCGCTGATTGATTACGCTGTTTCCACTTCTCTTTATTTTTTAATTGCTTATCAGTAGGCAACTTAATATCTAATTGCTGAGCTGCCCACTGTTTAGCTCCACCAGCATTCTTGTCAGACACACGTAGACCAGTAGATACTTGCGGTATTTGTCTAGCTCCATACAAACTCAAATCTTTCGCAATGAGAGAAGCTTTATCTGACGGATGGTAAATCTGCTTACCTGTATAGAATTCCCTATTAAAGGGTAATTGAACACCAGCTAACAAGACTGGGTTAAAAGTAAAGATCGGTTGTAATATACTGAGTGGCTCTTTATCACCAGAAGACACAAGTTTAACAGCTTCGAAGAGGTGATATGGGCCTGCTTGACGTAAGTGTGCATTCTTATTATCAGTCAATACCTGAGCACCATAATCTAGCATAGGATATAGAACAGCAATAGCAAACACCATAGCAGCCGCCTGATCTAACCCCATGAGAGCTTCTTCTTTACTACCCCGAAACTCAATACTAGGCTTAAACTCAGACTTACCTGTCATAGGGTTTACTTTAGACATACTAAACTTAGGATCAAAAGTGGCATCTCTAGCTGTATTAACAAGGGACTTTACCATACCAAAATGGTATCTACTAAAGACACTTACATTAGGATTCTGAAGAATCTTACTTAGTTCTCTAGAACCTAGTACAGTAGGATCAATGCGATAAGATGGCATATGCCGCTCTACTTCTTTAATAGCATCTGTGAGATTCTTACCATGAAGCTGTTGCTGCTCTTTTACAAGCTGAACATACATAGCATCACGTACTGTCCACATGGCAATAGAAGCGTACTTAGAAACACCATCATACAGATTTTTAACACTAAGCCCAGCCTTGGCTAGATAATCTTTAAATACAGGATCAGCATCTACTTCTTTAAGGCCCTTCTCTAGTATCTCACGGTAAGTATGTGAATTTCGTACCTGGGCTCCTAAAATAGAACCACCATGTCTCATTATTTCAACATAATAGTTATCCTGTGTAACAACACTCCTCATTGAATCTGCCGTAGTACTGAGAAATCTAGACACACCCTGGGGTGTGACCCACCCAGTTAAGCCTCGTGCATTATACCAGTGCCAAGCCTCGTTATTCATATGAGGCAATGGATTCAGCATCATATTCTTAATAATACCAGAGGTAAGCCAAGTAACTGCATTAGGTTGCCATACACGAGCATAGTCTTCTATTGTAGCCCTAACCATAGGTTCAAATTTATACCCAGCTAGTTGAGGAACCTTGTCAGCAGCAGCTAATGTCTTCCAGGAAGGATCAACATCTTTATCTGTAGCTAATTTAGCTATAGTCTTAAAGTAGTCAGACTTAATTAAATTATCAAGATGATTATGAGCTCTATCAAAAGCACGTGCCTCTTCTAGTCTCTTATAGACAACTGCTTGATAATCCTTCAGATAACGATACGGAGTAACAGCCTCTATTTCGGATACAGTAGCTTCTTTAATTCGCCAACCACCGTACTTATCACCAGCACGAACTTCTCTAGTACCGCCTTTTGCATCTGATGTTACATTCTGTCCAAATTTATACGGTTTCCCCTCTTTGGTATACCCGATAATATCCTTTCCTTTAGGCATAATAAGAACCCGTGTTCCATTTTCTTTTTCTACAACAAAGAACCCCTGCTCTTGGACAGCCCCTCTATCTCGTGCTATATCAGCATTAAAACCACCTTGATCAGATTCTACTATAGTTTTAAGATGTTCTAATGCTGTTTTACGCTTAGGAACAGCTATTCTAGGTACGTGTCTGCCTGTTTCCTCCTCATTGAAGTTAAGTTCTTTTACACGGCCTAGATCAGACTGACGTTTAGTAAGAACTTTTAGTTCTTCTTCAGCACTCTTGATATACTTATCATACAAAGCCTGCTCAGAAGTATCTAGTTTTACCTTACCCTCAGCGGCCAACCTCCACTTTTTACGAAGATCAGAGGTTACTCCATCTTGAGTAGCTTTTTGATACAAACCATCAGCCTTACCTTTAATACCAGCAATAGACAGAATAGTACGTCCTGCTTTACCAATAGCACGTCCGAAAAGCTCGGTTGAGTCTGCCTCGCCTTGCTTACCTATAGCATAGAAGAGATCTCCTAGCTGAGTATGATTCATGGGGACAATGCCTTCGTTTGCATACTTGGTATCATATAACTTTTCTGCAGCTTCTCTGTACCCCTCTCCATACTTTTTAATCATACTGTCTATAAACTTAGTACGACCTGCATTAGTAGCAGGGTCCTCTATCATAGCAGCTATAGGCTCGTCACTTCCTTTCCAGGGTGCCGGAGTATCAGCAGCTTCTATTAAAAGAGCTCCATGATCTAGTACATCATCTAAGGCTGTTCTGGCAGCCTCCGCTTTAACACCTAACCCAGTCTTAACAATAGACTTAAAATTATCCCAGAGAGAAGGTTCCTTACTACCGGCTGGAATAGGTTTCCCAGTCTCACCTATACTATTAAGATGCTTTGCTAGTTGCCTATCAACAAAGGCCTCTGATACAAACTCTCGTATATCTGTATGACCATAATGATAATCTGTTGTGGACTTTTTGGATAATTCATAAAGCTCTTTTATAGCTTTAGCTGATGCGTGTTCCCCTATAGCTAATAAATGTATAGTAGCTGAGTGAACAGCCTCATGGATAAGGGTACGTACATCTCCACCAGCACCTAGCTCTACTGTATTATCTCTAGGATAATAAAGACCTACCTTGGATTGATTGTCTTTGTCTAGAAAGGCAGGTACTAACTTAGTAATCTTAGCTCCACGGACCCGTTCCGATTTTGCTAAGAGATCTATCAGTTGTCTCTGACCAGGTCTTCCTACATTAGCAACCTTGATCTTATCAAAAGCCTCTCCTACTGTTTTGCTACCTAGAATAATATCATGCGTCTCTTGCCAGGTAGGAATCTCCTTATTAGTAATATGTGATGCAGGTAATTTATCCCTCACATAGTTACTCTGTTCTTTATAGGAATCAGCTAATTTATCATAGTGAGTAGCTGACTCTAAATCACCCTTCTCTTTAGCAAGTTTAGCATCAAACCTAGCACTCTCTTCAGCCTCTTGAATAGTTTCTAAATTATCATGCAGTTCTTTACGTGTAGCAAACTTAGTATTAGCATCTTGAGATTCTGTATGTTTTTCAATTAGTTTATCTACATTCCATTTAAAGGGGTCTTCTTTTTCAGGAGGTAACTCAAAAGCTCGATCTTTAGCAGCTCGCATATCACCACTATGAAGACCCTCCTCTGGTTTCTCTAAGATATGCCCTTCTGGAAGTTGCCCAGTCTCTCTAGCACGAGTAGCAGCCTCCTCTCTAGTAAGGAATTCACCCGATTCTGTGACAAAACCCTGTTCGTCAGTACTCTCTAGTTTACGAACTACATCATGCTTCGGACCGCTAGTTTCAACAGTACCATCTGGTTTACGAAAAGCAGTCTCAGTTACTTTAGGGATAGCAGTCTCAACTTTAGGTTTCCCAAGTGTCTCCTGTGTCTTTTTAAGTTCCTCTAATACAGGATCTACTCTCTTAGATACAGTAGAAGAAGTTCCTTTACCAGCAGCAACTATCTTGTCACCTAGAGCATTAGTTTTAATAACAGCCCCACCTAAGAAATCAATTGATATTAAGTTCTTGTCAAAAGGGTCACCACCAGAAACAGCTCTATGGGCTATACCTAAGCCTGCTGATAAAACACCACCTAGAGCCATGGTAGCTGGCTTTTGTAAGGCTACTATTTGTCCTGGGCCAGCAGCTAGCCCAGCAACCCCCCCAAGAGCACTGACTATTGGATGCTGTTCTTGTTGTGCCTCTCTCGTTTTTACTATGTCAGTACCAAAAGTGGAGTCTACTAACCCCTCTAAAGTTTGTATCGCCTTATAACCACCAGCTCCTCCTACTATACCACCTACCAAACCACCAGCTACTTTGACTGGCCAAGGACCAGGCACCCTACTTCCCACGCCTACCCCATAAAGAGATGGGGGCGTAACAGCAGCAGACTCTGCAGCACTGGCTGCTAAAGACCCTATTTTAGTAGTTTCAATATCATTAGGAGCATTCTTAGTAAATTTCGCAAACAAGTCTTCTTTATTACTAGTTGGAGTTTCTTTTACATATTGAGCAAAAGGATCACTTGCCATATTAGTTCCTTATTTTACCAGAAGATGTTCTTCTAGCTTTAGCTAATACTTTATCAGCGGCACCGGCTCCAAAGTGTAAATCAAAAGTAGCTACATTAGCTGGAGTATTATTATTTATTAGGGTTGCTTTAGCCGCTTCCCAGTCAGACTGTGATTTTACATTATCAGGCATATCCTCATCTTTATCTAAAGCAGGTTTAGCGGCAGCAGCAGCAGCACTCGCTTTTTCTTTCTTCTTATCAGCAGGACTAAGTAAAGGATTAGTCTGTTTAAGTATCTCCTGCCCCATTTCTATGTTAGCATCTAGAGTTTTGATACGAGCTTCTTTGCTATCCCAGTCATCAATTTCATCCTGATTTTTTATTTCATTACCAAACCAGGCTTTATCTGGTTCTGGGCGCGTTGGATTATCCTTAAAGAATTTCGCTAGTGAATCTCTATCCGCCCGCATACTATTTAACTCTTGTAGGGTGGCCCTTCTTTCAGCTAGTGCATTCTTAGTATCATTATTATTGCTAGTAGAAGCACCTACTCTAGACATTCGGAACATAAATTCTTTATGACGAAGATCTTCCTTGACTTGATTATGTCTAGCCTCCTCTGCTTTAGCAGCAGCAATTATTTCTGTTCTTCGCATAGCATCAGTTGTATGCATCTTCCGAAAAATACGCTGTGCTTCTTCTGCCCCAACTTTAGCTATAATTTGGGTAGCTTGCTGTCCTTCTTCAGGAGACATAGTTTTATCCTGAATCATACCAAGGATAGCACTAGGTAATTCAGAAGGAGGTATGTCAGCAACCCGAGAGTACATAGCATTTTGCCGTTGTTGTTGTCTAGCATACTTAGCAGCTTGTGCTTCTGCTTGTTGTCTCTGCATTCCAGGTAATTTTTCGATAGCAGTTAGCTGAGCCTTGCCCTTTAAATGAGGAACAATAGATGTTAAAGCATCTGCTGGCTCTGTATCTGGATTCTTACTATAAATCTCAGCTAACTTACTACTAATCTCAGTGTCAGCTTTATAAGATTCTTGAAGACTTTCTATCTTTAATCGTTTCTCAATAGCCTCGTCAGCCTTGATTGAGGCCTCTGAGTTGAGAGTATTGTTTTTAACAGCAGCTTGTTGAGGAGCATACTGGTACTGGAGAGCAGATTGCTGAGCATCTGCTATTGCTTTAGAACCTTCTGCGAAATCGGTCAGATAGGCTGGCATTAATCAAACCATCCAGATGGGTCTACCGGCCTTGGAGTAGAGGTCGTCACTGGAGCAGGAGCCTGTTGTGGACCATAACCATAAATAGAGTTAAGTCCTCCAAGACCCTGCATTATTGACTTGTATCCATTGTTACTCCTGTTATAATTAGTGGCATCATTAGCGGCATAGGCTGCTTGTCCTGCTGCAGGATTTTGAGACGCCCCTGATAATTGCATTAATATATTAAGACTATCATTATAGAAAGTATTCGCAAATCCTTGGTCGTACTTAGCTAGCTCAATCTGCTCAGCTCCAGATTGAGTACGTCCTTGTGCGGCTAATGCTCTGATTACTCCCTGCTCTCCCTGAGAACGTAGCCACTCGTAACCAGGTTGTTTAGTAACTTCCCACGGATTAGACATAAGAGTATTTAGTTGCCCAATATACTGAGCTCTATATGGGGCAAATGGATCCGCAGCTTGCGCCGCTTGTTGATTAGACTGGCCAGAACTGTCTCCTCCCAGAATGCCATTAACCCCAGAGGCTATTCCAACTACTGATGCAGCAGTACCTAGATCATTATAACCAGGGTGTTTCAGACAACCAGCATCACGAGATCCAAACATAAGCATCCTCTTTCTTTAGTATCATTTTATAATGTCCCTCTGCCTGTTCAATAGATTTAAACTTTAATTTAGTAAGAAAAGTAATAGCTTTCTTATTAGAAATTTCTACTGATGTATATATCTTGTCGTAAATAGAGAATACTAACCTAAGTACTTCTTGTAAGCCCACTCTAATTATAGGAGACCGACGATACGGTTTTAATACATGTATATGCAAACTATCATTCTCTCTAAAAATACATCCCCAAGTATAATAGTATACTTGGAGAGTACTTAAAAGTTTCTTGTACATATCAAAAGACCAGTTTTGAAAAGTAGGTGAATTAACAACTAGTTCTAGATATACTTGCCTGTCTATATCATGCACTATCTATCCCACCTATATCAAAAGTAACCTCCAATGCCTCTAGTCTTACTGGGACATTATCATATATAAGTATTTGCCAAGCACGCCTATTTGCCCTACCCCACTGATTAAGCCAAGACCTATTTCTAGAGAGAGACACAGATCGTGCTAAAGAATACCCAGCAAAATCATTATCTGACTTAGATATATAAGCGGTAGCATCTACTTTATCTCCTATTACTTCTACACGTCTATAAAACTTATACTTATTAGTACCACTATCCTGTAGAGGTAATACAATTCTACAGTAGATAGGATTACCATTGTCTTGATATGTAATAGCAGATAATCTATAAATACTACTATTAAGATTATCCATTACATAATAACTAGTCTCGTCTGTAGTGTAGTATGTTGGTTTAAAATAAGTTTCTGTAGCCCCAGAAGTCCAACGATACCACTCGCGCTCTTCAAAATCATACACTAATGTAATATTACTGGCTGGCATTGTGAGTACATAAAGAGTATGTCCCTTTATTTTAAGACAATACGCCCTAGCTTCTGATAATGTATCTGCTTCTAGGTATCTATCTATATAACGAGTGGAAATCTTTGTCGGGCTTAGACCATCTAGAAGATAAACAGCCTTTCCATTTGTTTGTGATTGTCCCACAAATACTAAGGTCTGATCTGAGTTAGCAACAGTATTTCCACTAGCACATCCAATACCTAACCTAGCTGATGTATTAACTTGAAAGGGGGAGCCTGTAGCATAACCCACATCATGGAAAAACTCAGTACTCCACTGACCAAAAGCAACAGCATAATTAAGATGTTTAGCTAAAGCTACTCCTTGATCTGGTTCTACCTCAGCTGAAACAAAGTCGAGTGCATTCCAAGTAGACGGATCGTCAATCCCTGAGCTATATAACCTTCCTGTAGTAGTGAGTACCAACATGTAACCATCAATATAAGCTACACCAGGACATAGCGGGTCTGTTGGAAATCCAGCTGCTACTACTTGAGTAACACTAGCTCCACCTGGAGTATATGTATAGGCTACTTTACCATCATGCATAAATATAGTAGTACCTGCTCCTGGGATAGTGCCTGCAGTAAGAACCGGAGTATATGTAATACGAATGAAGCCGTTACCACCGGCACCACCA